CAAAGCCCTAATTTGCATAATTGCATCTTTTGCGTTCATCATTCTTTTTGTTTAAATATTAATAAAAGATTTTGTTTATCATTTAACCCTTTGCAATATTTCCTTTATTGCATTCATAAGTTCTTGTTCTTTGGTAGGTTTTGTCTTGTAAGTAAACAAACCCTCTACGCTAAAGCCTTTAAATTTACCCTCTTTAACATCGTTCCATACCTCGTCATTATCTACTTTAAAGCTACCAAACCAACTTCCGTCTGGTGCATCTTCAAACCCTTTCATTGGTAAGATGCCTCTGCTCTCGTCTGTAATAAAGCTTTCAAACATTGTAACACCTTCTACTTGCGCGTTAGGTGAGTGCATCAAGTTTACGTTTGATTGGTAGCCTCTTTTGAAAAACTTTTGAGCAATCTTAAAAATAGTATCTTTAGAGAACACCACATAGTAATCGCCGTAAGTAGCATCGCTCCTAAAGATAGGAACGTCAGCCAACATAAGAGGTCCAGAAATAATACGCTTATCTTCGCTAACAACTTCAAAGCGTTGTTGGTTTTTAAAGGCATTCCAATTCTTTTGAATAGCAGGGCGGTCTACCAATGCGACGTAATCTACCTCAGCATCGTCGTTCATATCCTCGCTGATGTCTAATAAATAAACAGGTAAGTCCATAATCTTAAATATTAAGTGTTTTAAATTGTTATCATTTAACCGAACCTTGCTCTTTGCTGAATAGCTGCAATACGTTGTTGGCTGCTTGTAACATCGCTCTCTACTACATAAGCTCTTGATGTTTGGCTACCTAAAGCATTAATAGATTGGCTGTCTAAGGTAGTCGTTTGCGCTTGTGGTTGCGGTGGGGCTATCGGTGCTGATGCTGATATGCTCGGAGCAGCTGCGCCACCTTGGACGCTACCCGTGCCCTTTGCAGAAGGTACTTTAGTAGAAACAATCTTTTTAACGTTCATAATACCCGCAGCAATTACGGCTCCAGCAGTTACAAAACCGAGCGCACCGCCCTGTCCTAAGGCTTTTGTCGCACCTTGATAGGTATTAATGATAGCTTGTGCAACTGCAATAGCCTTACCTGCTACGCTATTTTGGTCTACAATAGCACTCAGGGCATCTAAAGCCATTTGAGTATCAGCTACTTTTTCGTCTAAGCGTTTTTTGTCTTCTGATGCTAACCACTTGTTTACTGCGCTTATGTTTTCAGCTGAGTTTTTAGTAGCTTCTTGCTGTTGCTGAATACCCTGCAAAGCAAAGTTTGTAGTAGTCGCTACTACTTTCATTTGCCCGTCTATTCGGTCATTATTTATTTTGTCTTGCTTGTCTTTGTCTTCTTTAGCTTGTGCGGCATCTAAAGCTGCGATTTCTTTTTGTGTTAATATCTTTGCCTTATTTGCAATACCCCTTCTTTTATCGTATTCAGCTAATAAGTCTTCTGTAAGTTTCTTTTCGTCTTGAAGTTGCTTGTCAAGTCTTGCAGACTGTTCTTCTGCTAATTTATCAGCATTGGCTTTTGCAGCATCAGACGTTTGCTTGTTTAAGCTTTGTACTGATAATTGATACCCTGCTTGTTTGTTTTTTAAGTCTGCTAATGTTTTATCAATAGCTGCAATTTCTTGTTGCCCTTTCTTTTCTGTTTCTTTAGGGTCAAATACTAATCCTGATAGTTTTTCTGCTACGTTAAATTCAAAGCCTTTGCCAAATACTTGCGCAACTTTATTAACCCCGTCTATTACTAATTGAAGCGGTGCAGTTACAAAATTTAATATCCCTTGTAGTATTTCTTTATTTCGCTTCTCAGCTGATAGCTGCGCTTGTAATACTATCTTTTGTTGTGCTACTTGTTTTTCAGTTGCACTAATTACTTCGCCTGTTTGCTTAATCTTTAAGTCTAATATCTCTTTTTCTGACTTGCCTTGAAGCTTTAAGATATTATCTTGACTATCTATTGTCGATAACTTGTCTTGTTGTGCTTTTGCATCTGCTTGTGTATCTGCTAAAAGCTTCTTTTGTTCTTCACTTACACCACCTACCGCAGCTTTAATATCGTCCCAAAATGCAACAATGCCACCTAAAGCTAACAATAAAGCACCAATGCCAGTTGCACCAATACCAGCTTTTACGGCTTGAAAGGCTTTGACTGCTCCTGTTCTTAATTCAGTAAAAGTAGAAACAATAGCACCTCTAAATTCAGCTAAGTTTTGAACTGCATCTCCGATAGCAAGTGCAGACTGTATTTTAGCTAATTGCTTAATTGTGTCTTCTCCTGCAAGTCCTGTAAGTTCTAAAGCCCCTTGAACGCCACCATAAGCAGCTGATAAAGCCGATACTGTCTTAGCTGCATTGTCAAGTCTTTGAGTATTTTCTTCTTGCTTTTGATTTGTTAAGTCTTGTAGATTTGCTAATCTTTTTTGCGCTGCTTCTACTTCTTTGCTATTCTCACCATACTGCGTACCTAAGTCTTCTACTGCTTTCGTAGTTTTCTCAATCTCTTGCCTTAGTTCTTTTATCGATTTTGAAGCGTCATTCGACTCGACTGTTACGCTAAAACCTACGTTAGTTGTCTGCATTATTTATCTTTAAGGGTATGTAGTTTGTATTACTTTTAAAAATGATAATTTAGTAGTGTTATACTCCATTGGGTTAAAATTTTCGACTTTATTAAGTCTAAATAATACTCCGTCTATATATACATATTTACTAAAATCTAAATTGAAAATGTCTACTATATCAAGTAGACCAAAGCAACTTAATAGCTTACTATCTTTGCTTGTTATTTCTGCAAGATAAGGACTGTGATAATCAGCAAATAAGTTAAATTCTGTAAAATTAGCAGGGCTAAATTGAACTTCTTTAGGCGCACCAAAGTTAATATCACTTGTAGAATTGATAGGGTCGTTCAAGTGTCCTGCATAACCATAACTTGTATAAGTTCCTAAAGTTGATGTAGTGTCCATTATTTTCCAACTCGATACACCTGTTATTTTCTTTGTCTGCATTATACGAATGATGCTCTCCATTCTGTCTTCTGCACTATTAGTGTTTGACTTCTTATAGATAGCAGGAAATACTTTGTCTTGCCCTTGTTCTTGATATAATACTGATGCAGCAAATATAACTTCTAAAACATCTGTTTCTTTTACAAAATCAAACTGAGTATCGTAAATTAAATCGCCATATCCTTCTGTGTACTTCTTACGATAGTTTTCGTTATAGAAGTCGTTATCTTGTTTGAATTTATAGTTATAGTAACGAGCATTAACCTCACTCATTGGCTTTATGCTTATAGGTTTTGACCTATCTACTTTGTTTGTCCAATCTTCTGCGTTATCTGACTTTTCAGGATAAAAAGTAACGTAAGGACTTATTACAAGCTCTTTGTCGTTAAACTTGTTTTCATATACATAAAGGTTAAACATCTTCACGATACTCAAAAAGAAATCTCTTTGAAATATACCTTTAGGGATTGTATCGTTTACTTTAATAGTTTCGCCTAAGTTTACAGGTACTTGTGTCGGTGTGCTTGTAGTAACACTAAGTTCTCCTAATGTAATATCAACAATAACCCCGTTAGCTACTATTTCAACTTGCATATAGTCGCCATTCGCAAACGTAACTCCATTAACAGTAAACTCGCAATTAAAAAAACTGCTAACACTTGCATCGAAATCTTGTCTGCCTATTTCTGTGTTATTCTTTTTAAGTACAACAGAAAAGTTTGGTAATGGCGGATTGTGATAAAAAACGTCGCCTCTTAATAATAGTTGTATGTTAGTTGTAATTGTTGGTGCTGGAACTACGCCATAAGTAAACAACTGCCCTAATCCGTCAAGTGTAAAGCTACCTGCCGTTATCATTGTATACTCTACAATAGAACTAAGGTTTGTATTTATCCTAATTAATTTAGCTGCTGCGTTTAAACTTGTATTATTTAGCGTAGATATGTTAATTTGGTTATGCGGTATGATAAGCCTTTTAAATAAAGGAGTATCAAAAAACGGACAATTAAATGTATATTCTGTTCCTTCAAATATCTTTTGTATATATTCCCTAACATACAAAGCAGGTCTAAAAGTTGTATATTGAAAGTCCTTTTTAAGAACTCCGTACTGACCTGTGCTAACGTTCCCGTAATCAATTAAGGGATAGTAATAACCAGAACCACCTGCATTATCCCAACTATTGCTAATATTAGTTACGTTGTATGTATGATTGTATGCGCTAAAATTTAAATCTTCTAAACGCTGATTACCTAACTGATTAATAAAACCGCCAAGCTCACCAAACACGCTGCATTGATATTCGATAGTTTCTTTATCAATAACTATTTCTAATATTCTTAAAGTGCCTTTAAATATCTGTACTTTGTCAATAAAGATTTTACAGTTAGCTTGTTTAGTAACGTTGTAATTATAGCCTACGTTTGGTAGTTCATTATAGGTTACGTTAGCGTTATTAAGTTCGAAGATGTAGCCAAAGATAAGGTTATTAGTTGCAGTACCTGGTATGCTTATTGTTTTGCTAAAAGAAGTATTGCGGCTACCGAACTCGCTTACGTCATCAATAGCGTAAGTAAACTCGGTAGATATATCTTGCAATAAATCAATCTTCTGTTCCTCGATGTATATTTCTGTGCTAATCATTATCTGAATTGGCTTGTTAAGTATTTACCTACTTCTATTTCAATCTCAAAGTTAAATAGTTTGTCTGCACTTTCTAACTTATACTCGTAGTTAGTTGTACTTATTGTAACAGGGAAGTAAGCACCAAGAACCTCCATATATACAATAGGACTCGATACAAGCTGAGCCAACCAAGAATAGTCTTGTTCACTAACCCAATCGCTAATAAGCTTATATTTATCCTTATGCTGAATAGCATAGTTGAAAGTTGTTTCGTTATATCTGTTATATCCATCTATATTTGTCATTTGCCCACCTACAAGCTGCCAATCGCTTCGCCTGTAAGATGCTCTTTGATACTCGCTCGACCTTCTATTTACAAGGGCAAACTTCTTTGTGTCCCAACCGCCTAATCTATTAAGGAACTCAAGGTTAAATTGTTGGTATTTAGGATAGCACTTATGTCTTATCTTAATAACCCTTGTCTTTGCTATGCCTCTTTTTAAATAGAAATTATAGCCGTAAGTATTCTCGTTAATTATAGTTCCAGATGCCCAATCGTTTATATGCCCTGCTTGTAGGTTAAACATATTAAATTGTCCGTTCAATGTTATGTTACCCGATACAGTATTAGTAACTGCCTCATTTTGTCCTACTACTTCAACCCAAGCAGAATAACCGCCCGTTGCTATTCGTAAAAACGTAATGTAAAAGTTATCTCCGTATTCAAGCGTTATGTTATCCGTATCACGTTCTGTTAAGAAATCATCTGTAAAGTTTTCCAATAGTAAATTATCGTAATAGTCCGATAGCACTAAAGGTGTTTTGTTTTTAGTTAAAAATACGTCGGCAAACAATGGCGGTACAAAGTTGTATGCTGAGAAGTTACCAGACGCTAAGTTTGTAGTCGTTACACCGCTTACTTCTTCTCCTATTCTTAATTGATAATCTACTTTAATCTTGTCATTTGAAGCTACAAGTATTGAGTTACCCGAAGGCTCGAAATAGTTAGTAACGAAACTTCTAACCATTGGCGAAGCGTTAAACACTCCGTAGCTACCTTCTGCACTTGGTGAAGGGAATACTTTAGAACGTATTACTTGACTTCCATTGATGTATACGTCATACACAAATTTAAAGTTAGTAGTTCCGCTATTAGTAGAACTTGATACAAACCAAAGGTTATCGTGCATAGACGAATAAGGTGCAGGACTACTTGTTACTGTTATTGCCATTTGATATTCTAATTATTTTTAATTCAAAGTCATCGCCTAAAGCGGCTGAAACATCATTTCTAAATTTCTCGCTTTCAAAGACTTGCGTAACTGCGTTTGTGAAGTAATTAGTAGTTTTTATACCTTTTCTATGTATACTTCGAGCTATCAAGAATGCAAGACTTTTGCTATCTGTCATAGCTTTTTGCTCTACTCCAAGCTTTGTGTACTTTTTAACTGATACTGCTTTTAAGTTGTTTTGTTCTATCCAAAGCTTAATATTCTTGATAGGTACAGACTTCTTGCTTGTCTTAAATTTAAAACGAGTGTTTGGATTAGCTTTTTTGTTATCAGTACCTAAAACCCCTTCGTCTACAAATTCAAAATATTCAACTTGTGGACTATCTCTTTTGTAACCTACTTCTAAGATGTACTTAGTGCCAAACTTAACTACGACAGGTATCTCAGGTCTTGCTAAAGCACCAGAAGATATTGAGTTTGTTTTTCTTAAGTTGCTTACAATAGCATCGTTAAACGCTTGACCATATAAAGCAAGAGTTTCCTCTAAAATAGGCAAACCTATTTCGTCGCCAACTGCTAATGGCTTAAAACCAAGCTTTTGTATAAACTGGTCCCGTAACGCTTGTCTTTGTGCTGAACTTATACTCACGATAATAAATATAAGATAGTTATAAAAATAACTAACCCCACCAAAATTGGCAGGGCTTGTCTATTTGAGGGGTTATTTTAGTTTTCTATGCTGTTCTTTGTCATAATCAGCTTTCGCTTTTAGATAAGATAGCGTATTTAAGAACTCAATCGTACTCAGTTCGTATGATTGTTCTACTGTGATATTCTCGTGGTCTGCAACAGATTTGGCGCAATACTGCCATCCAAAATCACGCATAAAGTTTGAACCGCCTGGTCTGCTACTTCCTTCGTCAGTCCGCTCTCCATCATTTCCTTTGCCAAATAATCCTTCGAAATTTCTATCCAATTTCTGTATACTTGATAAAAAAAAACAATGGAATAGTAAATATGAACAAATTTAGCTCCTAACATATCTTCTGCATATTCGCTATGCTTCGAAGCGTCATACTTGTCATCGACCCATTTGCCGTACCAATTTTTCTTTTGTGGCATTACCATTGAAGCTGCAATCTTATGTAAATTGCCTATTAAATCGCTGCTAAACACTTTGCTTTCTATATATCTTGCTGCGTTAATCTTAAAGACATCATAGATAAATCTGTATCTTTTGCCGTTTATTTCTGCGAATTTAATAGGCTCTCCCTTAGGTTCTGTACTAACAAAATCTAATGTATTGCGTAAGTTGTTAAACTGCATAACGCTTAGATTGTCTACTTGTGCGTCTGTTAGATTGTATACAATACTTACAAGCTTAGTTTGTATATCAAGCTTTGTCCAATCGCTTTGAGGCTTAGTAATTATTGGATAGATTTGTTGATACTGCCAAACTGTGATTTCGTTCCAAGTCATTTTCTGAGTTTTAACATTAGCTCATAAGCAAGATGCCCACCTATGTAAGCTAACGCTGCCAAAGGTAAGCAAATTGCAAAGAAGTACAATATTTTTATTACTTTAATGATACGGCTACACTTGTTGTGCTACTTTTGGCAGGTGGGTAAACTTTGGTAACCTCGCCTGTAACTCCGTTAATAATGTCAAGTCCAGAATGAGGTACTTTTTTTAAGAACTCTTCCATATCCTTTTTGCGCTTAGTAGCATCGTTATAGTCAGCCATAATTTCCTCGTATGCAGGACTTTCGCATTTGCTAAAGTCATACTTAACGCCTACTTCTCTAATGTTGAACTTTGCACTCATATACTCAAAGTCCTTGCCATTAAGTACGGCTGCTTGTAATACTGCATCTTTATAGTCCTTATTTGCCTTTAGGGTTTCAAGCATATCCTCTAAGGCTTTAACCTGAAGATGTGTTTTTAACGGGTCAAGTTCCCCTGCGTTTAAGCGTTCAATTAATTGGTGGGTAAACTCCACTCGTTGTTCTTTTGTTGTTTCAAAGATTTGTTGTAGTTCCATTTGTTTAGTTTTGGTTAAAATATTCTGGATAGTCAAGTAATTTGAATTTACCCGTTTGTTTTAATTTGTTTAATTTTCTCCATAAATACATATAAGATATTTTACAATCTTTACTCAATTTGCTTATATTTTTATTGTGATTATAGTAAGCTTTTAAAAGTTCTATTTCAAACCAATGCATACTATTAATCAATTTTTTTATATCTGCATTCATATTGTTTCGGGTTTATAGTTATCAATGTCAAAAAAGCCGATTTTTGACTTATGTTCTGGTCGCCTTAATCTACGCTTAGAAGGTTCGTAACCCTTCTCGTTGCAATAGGTAAGTATCTCAAGATAGGTAGCATCAATGTTATTCATCATTATGCTAATCGGCTCACTTGCGTAATATTTGTCTATGTAATCTTTTGTGCTTTGGGTCATTGTGTTTAATTGTGTAGTCAAATAATGCTGCCATTACAAAACCTGTTGCAATTAGCAGAAGGCATATAGTGTAAATCATTTTGAGTAGATGTCTTGAAGTTGACCAATAAGGTAACAAGCTACTAAAAATACGGCTAATAATTGTGCGGTTTCTTTTTTCATTTTATTTCTTTTTATTTTGTAATACACTACTGTTTTTTTCTAATAAATTACTAAAAACAACTATACAAAATTGTGGGAAAGATATACCTTGCTCTTTTATTTTTTGTTCATTATAATCATCTATTAATAATTTATCATATTCTCCGCAAAAATTATATAGCGTTTCAAAATTATCTCCAGCTTTTTCTATAGCTGAAAAGTAAATAAATTCTAATGGTTTTTTTTCTTTTTTCATTTGTGTTTTTTTGTGTGGTTAAATTGTGCGTTAGTCAGTCGCACCCCTGAGTATTTTAATTATGGATATAATGTCTATCGTATTCACCAATTTTAATATTTACGTAAAAATCTGGCTGCCATCCGTAATCACCTGTTTCTCTATAAGATACCTCTTCGTTTGCAATTTTATCTATGATAGTTAAAACATTTCTTTTTACAGGTTCGGTACTTTCATTTATATAATAGTGATTAACGCTTTCATATGTTTCCGTTAATTTAGCAGGTCCAGATAGAATAACAATTGTCACTCCATTATAATGTCTTTTAGTTACAGAAAACTTGTAAGCAGGTAAAACGTTCTTTAATTCGTTTCTGATTTCTTTTACTCTTTGTGTAGTAGTTTTCATTTGTGTTGTGTTTTTGATTAATTGATATATCAAATATACAACTTCTTCACATTCCACAATCAAATATGTAAACTTTTTTTAAAAAAAAATGTAATATTTTTATTTCTTATTGGAAATCAATAAGTTATAGAAAAGCATATCTTCCTGACATTGGGTTGTCCAGGATATTAAGTGACGCATATCTTAGGGCATCTATTGCGTGGTTCAAGAAATCTACAGGTTCATTGTCAAGTTTCCCATCTTTATTCTGTTTCCATTTATAGCCATTAAGTTCCTTCTTTAAATTACTTGACCTTTGCGTTACGTTTAGTTTATACCTCTTTAAAGTATTAATAGATTGCCTAATGCTATCCGGTCCTTTCTTAGCACCCTCTATTTGCCACCCATAAGCCCCTAATTCAGCGATTGATTTAGGTTCGGCACTATCTGCTATAATACGCCCATTAACGCCTAATTCACGCATTAAATCGCTAATGCGGATATTAAGCAATCCCCTATCGTAAATAAGCTCGTCTATAACTAACTCTCCAGATTGTGAATAAAGGGCAACTAAAGCCGTAGGGTCATTACTAAAGCCAAAATCCAATCCATACCCTATTAGTTTTGCATCTGGGCTTACCCCTGAAATTATATTGTAATCTCTAAATATTACCCCTTCAAGTTTACCTGTAAGACCACGAGCATATACCTTGTAAAGTTCCGGGTCTTCTATTGCCTCAATTTTATCGTGTATCTTTTGGTCTAAGAAAGTATTATGCCTATGGTCGCTGATTATGAGCGTAACGTTTGGCTTTCCTATTAAGTCAGTATGTACCCAGAACTCATTGTTTGGGTTATAATCAATATAACTTTTCTTTTTTGTACGGATATAAAGTTCATCCCAAATAATCTTATCTACGCCATTTGCCTCATTTAAAAATAAGTAATCCCTTTTACCTTGCTTTGCATCCTGGGCATCATCATAACTTTTAAACTCTATAATAGAGCCATTCACGAATGTAAACACCCTATCCGATTTGTTATACTCTAAAATGTAATTAGATAATCCTTCTGTATTTTCTACTATGTTATGCGCATCTCTTATCGGTCCTACCTTTAAGTTAGGTATATCCTGACCTGCAACAGTTATAATTGCCCTGTCATTTTCTATTGCGTGTAAGAATAGATTTTGCAGTATAGAATAGGTTTTACCGCTACTTGTACCGCCTTGATTAATTATAATATCGGTATCTGCATTCCGGTTACTTAAAAATACATCGGTTGTTTTAAACATCGGTTTCTCTATTGGCTAAAGGCACTCCGCTTGTAATAACCTCTACTTGTATCTTGCCTGTTAGTTCTGTTTTATTTGTGGTGTCAACTGTTTCTTTAGGCTTACCATAAACACGGGTAAGCAAAGTTTCTAAACTATAAAGGCTACCCTTCTCTAAGCTCTTACGCATAGCAGCAGCTATTGTTTTTTCTAATACAGTTGCCCTTGGGTTATCCCATACTGACTTTAGTTCCTCTAAGTCCATTGACATCATCGCCTGTATTGTATCGTTTATCTCGGATACTTTGTAACCTTGCTCTTTAAGTAGGCTGACATACTTTCTCGGTCTTCCGTTTGGGTTACCAGATTGTCCTGGTTTATATGGTATTAAGTGTTCTTTGCTCATTCTGTTATTATTCTGTTTATATCCCCTTTAAAGGTATTTTTAATATAGGGTTAAAGTCATAACTTCTTTTGCTTTTTTTATCCTGACTTATTATGTTTGAACCCCATTTTTTTTGCAACAATTCAAATTGTTCTTTTTCTTTTTGCAGGTTTCTATATGTAGCACACCCGCCAGATTGTTCAGCTTGTTTTACATCATAAAAGGCATAGTTAACTCTAAGGCAACCCCGATTAGCTTTTATGTGCTGAAGGGTAATATCGTAATCTTCTTTTAAAGGCAAATCTTCGTCGTATCTTATATTATTTTGCAAATGTGCCTGGAAAGGACCGCCAATGTATTGTAAAGTACCAAATGGAGTATGTTCTCTATATGCCCCCTTGTCTGGTATGCAATTTAATCCCCAAAACTTAAATCCCCAATCGTTACATAATATAGTCATTGACTCGCAAAACTCCATTAATTCTTCTGGATTAAACTTAACCTTGCTCTGTTCTTCCCATCTATAAATTCCTTTGCAATCATCATCCAATAAGATAACGCAATCTGCATCGAATAGATTGTCTAAAATATAATTCCTAATTCTACATAGGTTGCCCTGTGCACTATCTGGCACAATAAGTATATCGTTACCATTCCTTATATATTCTTCTGCTTCGCTTTCCCTTACTATTAATTTAACAAATGGGTAGTTGATTTGGGTGATGCTTTTCTGAGGTCTTTTATAAGACGGAGCATAAAATTTAACCTTCATTTCCGCTTTCTTTAATTTTTAAAATAGCATCTACGCCATCAATTACCCTGCCCACTCCCTTGCTCCAGGTTTTGCCATTCTGTCTTAGGCTATATGTACTCTCTAATTGAAAAATACTTTGTACCTGTAACCAATCAATATCAGTACTAAATTTTAAAACTATATAATTGCTTTGTTGGTCTAATTCATTGCTTATTTTTACTTCTCCTTCTATCTTATCGGCATCGCTTATACCTGGAATGTCTAAACCCCAATTTTCTAAATCTTTTGCATCCCAATTATTAGCAAGGTCATCCCAATCCCATTCTCCATATCCTATGTTATCTTTTACTATAAACTCCTTTTCTTGTTCTTCGGTTAATTCACTTGCCTTAATAATTGGTATCTCTTTAAGTCCAGCTTCCTTACAAGCCTTTAGTCGCATATTGCCACCAAGCACAACCATATCGTCATTAACAACAATAGGTCTAAGGTTTAGCATTTGTGGGAACTCGTTAATTGATTTTACTAACTTAGCAAACTTATCGTCCTTAATTATTCTTGGGTTGTTAGGGTTTGCTTTTACTGAGTTGATTGGTACGTTTTGTATCATAGTATTCCGTTTATTATATCGTTAGCTTCGTCTAAAGCATCTTCTTGGTCAAGGTAAGTATCTACGTCTTTTATGTGCTTATTAATTAAAGTTTCTGCCATAGCATAGGTGTAGTGTCCGATTGTAGTCATATCGTCGCCTTGCGTTCCCGTTTTACATACTGCTACAAAGTAAGCCTTATGTGTAATCAATAACCAAAGTGCGTTTAGTTTTCTCATCTGCCTTGACCTCTATATGCTTTTTCTCTGGGTGTATGCTTGTTAAAGGACTTCTTTGCAGAGCCTCGCTTTCTTTTCCCAAAGCTAATTTTATTCTTGTTCTCGCTACCTTTTGCCATTTGGTATGTTTTTTAAATGTATCTCAAATATTTCCTCAGCAGTCCACCTGTTCTTAAAATCATAATCGTAATGGCACTCTCTACACATAGCACATAAATTAGTTATATGGTCTTGCAGTTGTTTTCTTTTACTGCCAAATTTAGACCTTGCAACTATGTGCGCTATATCTACAGCAACCTTGCCACACACTTCACAAAGAATGGTATCTGATGAATCAAACCCCATTCCTTGTAAATAGTTTAAAGTGTGTTTCTGCATAGTTTCCCCATTAAATTTTCCGTTGATTAATAATTAAAAATTTAACTATGCAAATTATTTTCCGTCTATTTCTTTTAGTTTATTAATCGCCCATTCAACACCAGAAGTCCCACCCCAAGCGTCCCACATTAACCCACCGCAACCTTCGCTATAAGGTACATCTTTATGTTGTTGATGTCTTTTAAAGGAAGCCATACGAGCAATCGTATCTCTGCTTATTGGTTCTTTGTTTGCTAACTGTCTTGCTCTTGCTTTACCTGTTGCTTCTCCGCACGAACCCCAACCATTTTTCTCTGCCCATTCTATTGCCCTCTTTGCGTTATTAGTTGCTGACTCAGGATAATCAGTATAGCTTTCGGCAAACTTACCACCTGCAAGGATAGCTTTCCAAACTTGGTTAGCTTTCTCTTCGGTATCGTAAACGCAACCGCCTGAGCCTATTCTATATTTCCCGTTTGAGCATTTTATTACTGGCATAGTTTACTATAAATATACTTTCGGTCTAAATTTATCTCGTCAAAGTTATACTTCTTTTTGCAAAACTCAAACAACTTCTGTCCGCTTTCCTTTCGCATATCCGCGTCGCTTACTAAATCTCTTATATGTTTATACCAATCCTTTTGGCTTTTAACGTAATGTAAAGGCATATCTAAGTAAGGATTGACCATACTAACAATAGCAGGGTTCTTTTTAGCAGCCGTTTCTAATACCTTTAAATTTGACTTCATAGCATTAAACTTGTTATCTACCAATGGAATAACTGAAATGTCTGAGTCCGTATAAGCACCCATATATTCCGTAACTTTTGCATAGTTATAAATCGTAGGGTTTAGCTTTAGTCCGCAAGTGAAGGCATCAATCATTTTATCCCATATAGGTTTTTCCCCGTCATTGTAACCTGCTATAACAGTTCTAATATTCATACCTTGTAGCCTTTTGAAAGGCTGCCTAAGTATTTCTAAATCTCTTTCGTGCGTTCCACTACCGCTCCAAAATAATCTAACCTTGTAATCTTCGGTCTTGTTATCCTGGAACTGCTCTTGCCCATAAGGTAATGCGTTTGGTAAGATGTGAACGTTCTTATTGTATTGGTTTATCTCTCCTGCTAACCTTTCGTGTGTGCAGGTGCAAAGGTCTGCAATCTCTAAGTAATCGGTAATCTGTTTACCTATGTTATTGTATTTGTATCGGTAATATAAAAGATGTGTTTCGCTAAGTTCCCAGTAATCGTCATTGTCTACTACTAACTTGAAGCCATACTTTGTGCGCCAGGTGTCCATTTGCTTTGCATCTATTTCGTTTAGCATTCTATTCATTAAGACAATATCCCAACCTTGCTCTAATAACTCGTCATTCAATACATCGGTAATAAGTGCGTACTCTTTTTCTAAGTGTACTATTGGCATCATTATCCTGTGAAGTCCTACACCTGAGTTGGCAGAAGTTATACAAAGTATTCGCATCTTACATTCTTTTGGTTGTGATATATGTCTTGGTATTTTTCCCAGACGCTTTGCGCCCTTTGTAAGCTTTCGTCCTTCATTCGTCTATAATCAGTTCCGTTGCCGACATCGTGTCCTATATGCTCCGACCTCATATCCGGTAGGTAATAGTTAGTAAAGCCTGATATTGTTGCTCGTTCTCCGTAATCCCTGTCTTGCATTCCATAAGGGTCGTACTCAGTATTGTAACCCCCAACTGCATCTATAAGTTCACGAGTAATAAAGTTATCGCCAAAAGGTGTATGTGTTTTATGAACTCCGTCTACTATTGGTGGCAAATCTTCTACACAATGTATTCCTATTATGCCTGTCTTCTCTATTCGTTGTGCAAACAAAACAAACTTTGCTAACCAATCTTGTGGCAATAATATGTCGTTGGCTAATAAACATACGGCATCATAGTCTTGGGTTAGCCTAAGTCCTGCGTTTACTCCGGCTGCTATTCCACGCTTTTCTTTAGATAAGTCATAACCGGCAAAAGGGTAGTTAAAGTTTTCGTGCGTGTCGCTTCCGTTATCTATTAAAAAACAATCAGCATTGTAACCAGAGTTAAAAAAGTTTTGGTTAATTACACGCTGCGTTAAATCGTGTCGGTTTTGTGTAAGTAATAAAATAGCTACTTTCATTATCTTATGTTTGAGCCTATTTCTCTTGCCGGTACTCCTGCGTATTTAGTATTTGCTTTTGCCTCTCCTTTAAGAAAAGCACTTGCGCCTATCATACAATTTTCTCCGACGTGCGTAAATTGATGTAGAACTGCGTTAAGTCCTATATTAGCACCCTCGTCAATAATTGAGTGACCGCCTATCTTAGCACCGCAACTTATTGTTACATTGTCAAAGATTTGGCAATCGTGTCCGATGTGTGCGTGTTTCATTATGAAGCAACTATTACCTATAAATGTATCTATCTCAGTACCTGCGTCTATTGTTACAAGTCCTGTTATAACGTTGTTATTGCCTATATAAACTTTGCCTTTTTCTTTTTCCCAGAACTTCTTGTGTTCTGCTTTGTCTCCTATTATACAATAAGCACCGATGTAGTTGCCATCTCCGATAATTACGTTGTCGCCAATAATAGCGGTAGGGTGAATAAAGTTTGCCATTCTTTTATTTTTTAGGTTGTAAATCGTACCATTCGTAAAGCCTTTTAATCATATCAAAAATACAATGGCTGCACCATACTGTCAATATGAAATCTGGACTCATATACTTTCGGTATATATGCTCATACATTTTTAAGATGTCTAAATCTATATTCCTAACATATCCGTTCTGCACCATTTCGTAATTAGGTCTATGCAGGTCTAAATATTGGCTATGTTCTATTTCCATAAGTTCCACATTATTTTTGAAAGTAAAGGTGCTAACACTCCCGGTATAAATACAAACGCAATAACATCTGTACATATTGCAGGTAGTAAATATAAAACTAAACCTGTCCAAGCTGCTAAACAACTCGTGCAGCTAAAAGGCTTAAAATCTAATTTCCACTTCCTATGAAATTGGTGTATCTCTACAAAGAATATTGCAAAGCATATAGCTGCTATAATTATCATTTTCTTAATTGTTTTTTTAATTCACGCTTGGTTAGTTTTAATACCCTATGTATTGTCATATAAGGTATTCCGGTTACCCTGCTCAATTCCTTTGCGTTGCAGTTATGATTAATAGCATAAAGCCTAAGTAGGTCGCTACTAAACCAATGTAGTTTGCTCAACTCGTCTTCTACTTTGTTAAGTAAATCTTCGTCCCTATCATAAACAGGTAACTCAGCTTGTAAAGGTTTGCGGTATAATTTATAGAATTGACTTGTATTTGATTGGGTCATATTAAGCATAGTCCTAACCAAGTAGAACCTAAGTACATTCCGGTTGTACATATCGACAAGCTTATCTTCGTCCATCTCACATAGCACTTTAAAAATCTCGCTGCGCAGGTCGTCTTGTAAGTCCTCTGGCTGCATCTTTGCAATAGCCTCTTTAAGTTCTTGGCTATTCCATAACTTTTCTATTATGCTATTGCGGTTCATATATGTTTAGTGAAAGGTTGCCATTTTCCTCAGTTGCTATGTAACATAAACATTTACTTGCTTTTGCTAAATTCAAAAATGCTATTTGGTAACTGCTTAACTTATCGCCTGTTGCTTTTGTTTCGCAGTAAACGGCTATACCTTGATTAGTAAAACCTACTACATCTGGAACTCCTTTTAATCCAATAAAGGTTCGACCTCTTACGGCAAGGTTATTATTTCGCCATACAAATGCCCCATTTTTATTTAGGGTCTTGATTGCTTCTTTTGTTAATTCGTTTGCCGTCATATTACAAAACTATATTAAGAAAACGAAACTTTGCCAATTTTTATTTCTTCTTCGAAAAATAAGGCAACCGCTACGGCTCTGGCTTGATTCTTTAACCAACTTTCAGTCCATTCGTCACGGTACTGCTTTGCGGTTATTATATCCATTCTATTTGCTTTGTAGGTTATAAATTCCATTAGTTTCTTTTTAGCCAATGCTCCATCTTCTTTTGTCCACTTCTTTATGCCTGTATCGTTTAGTTTTGTAAATACGCTCAATGGGTTAAACAACTTATCAAATGTTCGATTTTCCAACAATTTGTATTCTTGGTAACTGTAATCGATTATCTCTAAGTCAGTTAGGTGTGGTATTGCTTCTACATGTTCTTGTGGTATCATCTTGCGTACTTCGTTTGCTTTTTTCTTATATCTTTCCATAACCTGACTAAAATATGCAGGACTAAAATTTTGGTAGTGGTCTATAAAGTCATTAGCTACCATTTGCTTAAACGCTACCTTGACTTCGTTTATTGTGAAGTACCCATATTCCGAAATAATCCAATCTTCTAAAATCGCAAGTTTAACCTCTCCAGGATTAGTAATGCCTACAAGCTGCATCAAATAAACAAGGTTTTGTTTAAATATGGTAGAGTTGAGGCTGCGTATCCTCTCCCCCGAAAAGCCTTGCATAATCTCCCGCTCCATAGGTAGTAGAGTGGATATAGTTGTAGTTGTTAAGGTTGTCGAGTTCGTGTTTATTAAGTTTTGGCTGATTTGTTGTAATTCCTTTTGCATATTTATTTGTGTTAGTTATCCAATTGTTCGCAGCAGCTTTCCAGTTTTTCATCGGGTTTTTGCCTACCTTCCAGCCATTGCTTTCGTAATAATTAAAGAATTTTTCTCCTTCTATTTTACCTTGCTCTATCCCTAAACGTATACTAAAATACTCTAAAACTTCTTCTAATTTACATTTGCTTTTATTAGTAATAATATCTTTATTTATATTTTCATTTACATTTTCCATATGATGAGTCATATGATTATCCATATGAATTTCATATGATGTATTTTCAATAGTTTTTTGTTTACCTTTAATGTTATTACGCCTGGACTCAGTAAATGTTTTACGTTTATCCTTTTCAATATCAAGCCTGACATTATACCATAAACCTTCATCATCTTGTATAAATTTGCATTTCACTTGTTCCCACAAGTGACCAACCGTATGTTGTATCATATGCGTATTCATATGACCTCGATTAAATTGAAGCATTAGCAGGTCCATATATGCACCTTTTTCTTCAAATGTCATTCCCATTGTGCCACTTACATAGTCACCGGGATAAAATAAAAACGCTGGGTCTTTTGCCATAAAAAAAATAAACCCCGATAGCTGCGAACTATCAGGGTTATTATTATTTAACCACTAAACACATAGGCGGTTCGCAGTTCGTCTATGTGTCTTTTTTACAAATATAAACTAATTTTCTGTAATTTCAATCTTTTGACAAATTCTTTTCATTTTGTCCTTAAACCAATCTTCCGTGTCAATTAGGTTATTTGCTTGTTTAATGTTATGAATTGCGGTAGTATGGTCTTTAGTGCCAGTATATGCGCTTATCTCTTTGAGGTTCAATTTAGTATACCTTCTAAGTAAATAAGCGGCAGCCTTGCGACCAAAGGTAGTTCGTAAAGACCTATCCCTTCTTGATATATCGCACTCAAATACTTCCTCAACTAATTTAACGATGCTTCTCGCACCTATATCCGCACCTAAAGGCTCGTTATCTTCTATACCTAACAACCCTAACTGCGACATCATTTCGTGCAACTTTGCGTGGGTATTACGTTGAGCATAATATAACTCCTTTAACTGTCTTATTGAAACATCTCTATTTTTCGTTAGCATAATTAAAACGGCAGTCCTTCCGTATCTTCTTTAGGTTTGAAATCATTTACATAAATCTTATAATCTGGTTGTTTGTCATCTGTCTTGTAGGCATTAACCCACATTGAGTAACGTACATCATTGATTGTAAAATTAATTACTTCTCCTTTAGCGGTGGTCTTTTTCCAAGCACCTGCACTCCATTTTTTTTGTTCCATTTTTATTTGTTTTTAATTGAATATTTAGCTACTAATTTACTTTGTTTTTTCGTACCTACGTTAATTAATTCCGTTTGTACTTTGTAGCCTTTGCGTTTTAATTCAAACACTACGGCTGCTAATCTTAGGCTATTGTACTTCGTTAAAGCCTGGATTGGTGTCAAGGTCTTGCCCGTAAGCAAGTGGTTCAAGATTTGTTGTTGTTGTGTCATTGTTATTGATTTGGTTAAAAAAAACTGGTTTGTCTAAAAGTGTTTGATATTTTTCTATAAAAATTAATAGGTCTTTATATGCCTCTTCGTTATACCAAGCGTAATGGTAAACCTCAGCCAGAAGCATTTGCCTTTCAAATGGTAATAGTTCCCTCATTAGCTTTTCTTTATTGTTTCCTTAATCTTGTTAAATTCGTCTAATGTCTTGATAGCATTGATTTTCAAGGCAGCCTTTACTTTTTGGTCTTCGGTAAACTTTGTCTTGTCAAGTGCTTCTATCAAGAACGCTTTTTGCCCTTCGCTTACTTCGTCTTTATGCTCATTGGTAGCATCTGCATCTTTGGTGTCATCGATTGCAAAGAGTCCGTTAAGCGCATACTTTCGAGCATACGAACTACACGCTCCGGTTAGCTGCGCTGCATCCATTCCTTTTTTATTTTCTTCTTCACGAGCAATCCCGGTGCAAGTAATGTTATCTTCTCCATTACTTAGACAAGCGGTTGCCTTTACATATACCCTACCGCCTACTTCAATTACTTCGTCGCTTAACATTAAAGCATAGCCGTATTTATGGCAGATAGGTTTTGCTGCTTCGATTATATCTTCTGCACTTCGGTACTTGTATTTAGCAAAAGCGTTGAATTGGTTTTTAGGTGCTTTTAGTTCCTGTTGAATTTTAATTAGGCTCATTTTATTTGTTTTGGGTGTCTACTGAATAGTGTTCTAAAATTTCGATAATAGGTTCTTGTCTTTTCTTTAAGCTAAGAAAATACTCGTAGGCTTGTGAGTATTCCATATACATACTCATACCATCGTATTTGTTATCTACTAAAGTATAATAAAAAATAGTGCCGTCTGGCTTTGTTTCTTTTACAAATTCAATCTTCATATTGTTCGGTTTTTAAAAGTTCAAGTTCTGCATTGTTTTCCATCCAACGAGCGAAGGTGTAATCGTCATCTTCGTAATCGTAGTTTTTAGGCAATAGAGCAGGGTCGTAGGGGTTTGATGTACTGCTATCCCCTTGCAGTAAGATGTTCCCGTATCTCTCGAATTGGAACTTCTGGTAGTAGGTTAAATGTGTCATTTGTGTTTTGTTTCAACAAATTTACTACAATTAACAATACAAAGTTCAAAACTATTAAAATATTTTAAAATTATTTTTAAGGTTTGCATGAAATTTCCTGAAAATGTATGCAGTTCGTAACATATTTATACTATTATTTGTTACAAATAACGTGTCATATAACGGAAAAAATCCGTATTAATGTGCATTTTATCGCACATTATGTAAAGAAAAGGTATCTAATTATGTAAAATTCCGACATAAAGCGCAGCATATTGCACTTTAGATTGTGCTATTTATACGTATAATTGTACGCATATACGTACAAAAGTGTTACATATTTATATAAAAGTGTAACAAAGTAAGGGTAAAACTTGACTAAAAATGTAATAAAGTAAAGGTAAATCTTTACTAAAAGTAGTAGTATTACTACCTTTTAAAGCAACTTCTGGAAGTAAAGTTTGTCGCTACCCCCGTAAGAATACTCAGGAAGGTAGAGCCTAAACCCACAAGCTATAAGGTTATTTGCGCTCGGAAAGTTGTCTAAGGTTGTGTATGTAATAGCTATATGGCAAAAAGTAGAAGCAGCCTTTAACCTTGTTTTTATCATTCGCTTTTGTATTCCTTGCCCTCGATGTGATTTCTTAACCCACGCTCTGTTAAAAATACAAATGC